GGGCGATATCCCACCCCATCGAGTTTAATAGTTCCCGGACCTGGACATTCTCCCTGGCTATCTTTAGTACACTGGCTTGTATTGCTTCGCCCTTGGCTATCTCCTCATTCTCTTTCTCTTTCTCGCCCGCGCCTTTGGCTTTAGCATCATTCCGCTCTTTTTGTAACTTTATTCCAGTCGCTTCGAGACTATTATATGTTGCTATTTTAGCAATATCCTCTGAATGAAGTTTTATTAACTCAACAATCTCTGCCTGCGCCTCTTCGGCCCACTTCTTCCCCTGAGTTATTGAGTTTTCTGTTGCCTGGAGTTTAGACCTTGCCGCCTCTGCCGCCCGCTTATCTCCCTCTGACTCTGCCTTGGCTATATCGGCAAGATACTTTTTCTTTGATTCTGCTTGCTCTTTATCTATTCGTTTTCCCTGCTCAAGTTGCTTTGTCAGGTAAGCCATTCTGGCCTCGCCCGCTTCCGTGGATTCCTTTAATCCTTCAACCTCTCCGGCAATGGCCATCTTCTTCGCCCGTATTATTACCAGTGCTGTATCTATCTCACTGACGGCCAACTCATTATTTTTACCTATCTGTTTATCTACCTCCGCCCGGTTTAGTTCGTACTTGCCCGTAAGCGTATTATATGCCACTGACAGGGTATCGGTTGCATTCCTCAAATTAACTAGTGCTACCTGCTGTTGAGCCTGTATTGCCGTAACACTCTTCCCCGCCGCAACCGCTTTTTTCTCTCTCTCAACCAACTTGTCATATGCGCTGAGTAATTTCTTGAGGTCCTGGTGCTTCTTCGTTACCGCGTCAATCACCGCCATCTGGGAGTTTAGCGCACCGCTCAGTTCACTAATTGCTGACGCCGCTTTCTTGCTTTCCTTGACCGCCCCGGATAGAGCAAAGATTAAACCCCCTGCCACTATTGCCGCAACCAATAAAGAGATCCCCCCGGTAGCTATAGCAAATTGCATCCCGAGTAAGTGCACCGCCACTTTCGCCGCTGCTATCAATGCCAACAGCGTCGGTATTATCGCCATCAATGCCGCTATAGTAGCCGCGATACCAGTGATAACAATTACCAAGGTTTTACCCGTTTCGCCAAGATCGCTGAACGTCTCTCCCAAGCCGGATAGCATATCTGTCAATCCAGCGACTACCCCGCTCCCTTGTATCGCTTCATTGAAGATATCCCCCAGCCCCACAAGCAACTTAAATCCCGCCTGCGTTAATTGCCCCATCTGAAAAGCCAGTGTCCCCGTCTGCTTCTCGAACGCCGCTTGGGCTGCCCCAGCGGATCCGGCTGATAGCGCGATATCCTGATAGAACCCATCTACATCACCGAGTATCGGCATAAGTACTTTTAGAGCCCGGCGGTTGGTTATGACACTGGCGACTTGCTCTTTCGTCGCCCCGGATAATATATCAATCACTCCGGCCAATCCAATGGTCTTGAGTGTCTGTGTATTTAGCTCAAAGCCTAATTCCCTGGCCGCGACCTTTGCATCTTCCGTCGGCTTCAGAAAACTCATCATCATCGAGTTTACCCCGGTGATCGCTACCCGTGTTTTAACACCGTTCCTGGTTGCCGTTGACAACGCCCCCGACAATTCATCAAGACTAAGTCCAGACTGCGCCGCGGTAGAAGCCACCATACCTATAGCTGGAGCCAGTTGCGCAAAATCAGTTTTCCCCCGATAAACCGTGGCGAACAGCTTATCAGAGATAACCGTTGCATCAGCGGCAGCCATCCCGTAAGAATTCATGATCGTAGTAACAGCGTCCGCCGCCGTGCCGGTATCCGTCAGCCCTGCCGCTGCCGCTTTGGCCGAAACTTCCAGAACCCCTAACGCCTCCGTCGGTGCTACACTTGCGGATAGTATGTCATACAATCCTTTGGATAATGTCCCGGTACTCTCACCCATAGCTACCCCTAAGTCAAGGATCTGGGCCTTGTACGCCTCCATCGAATCCATCCCCTCCCCGGATAGCATCGTACTGACCTGGGCTAGCTGCTTCTCATATTTAGCGGAGGCATAAGTCGCCGCCGTTACAGCCCCCGTAATAGCAAGAAGCGCCCTCCGCCCGGTTCTGCTGATACCGGACATGGAGGACGCTACTGCATTATAGGCCGAGGACATTTCCTTTGCCCCGACCGTAACTTTCTTGTGGAGCTTGTCAAGAGACTGGATCACCTGCCTGGCATCCGCCTTGATATCTAAATATATTCCACCGACGTTAAAGGCCATAGGTTTTTATCTCCGCTATTTCTAGTATATCTTTTTTGCCTGTATTACCACCCCCTCTCGGTAGTTTGTTTTTGAACTTTAATTCTGGATGATCCAATTTTATTATCGTATCAATCTGCGACGCGTACCCGTTAAATTGCCCCCATGATAATCGTTTAACCTCCTCTGGTTTCAGATTATAAAAGTGAGCAAACAGCGCATACCAATACGACCAATCCCCTATTTCTTTTTCTTTGCCGGAACCTTCCCCCCGAAGGCCCCTGGGGAGTTTTTTGCTTTCTTCTTGCCCTGGTTATCCAGCTGGATTAGCTTGGTCATAAGCTCTTTCAGCTGACTCACCGGGAGCATCGTGAAAAACTCATCCTTTGTAATATCCGGATGCTTCCTGGCCACACTCCGATAAAGTAGATACGCCTGATTCTCCGGGGATTTCAGAGCCTGGGTCCATTCCTTCGGGGTTACGTCCCCGGTAAGGATCGTATTGATCTCTTTCATTATCTCCGCACGAGGCTCACTGATCCCCTTCATCACAGCCGCTGTGCTTTCTGCTAGCGTCTGCTTGATCTTCATTTCCAACGCCCCGAAATCATCAAGCGATAATCTCGTGAACTCTAACTCTCTCCCCTCTATCTCCACGACCAGCGGCTGCGCCGTCATCGTGTCCAAATTCTTTTTCTCTTCTGTCATCTTCTCTCTCCTTATTCGACGAAGACCGCTGCCACCGGCGCGCTGCCTTCCATTTTTAGTTCCTCTCCAATGTTTCCCCCCACCTTGATATCTGCCAGGATCTTTCCCAGCGTTTTAAAATACATAAACTGATTGGCGAATCTAAACTCTAACTCCCGCCCTTTGACTTTCTCATCTAAATGATAACTTAAGACCCGTGCCACCCATCCCTTCATAATAATCATGTTCGGGTTATTAGATGACACGGGCCTTTCGCTATCCGGCTCAGACATTGGTATCCGGGTCAGCTTCCAGCGTCTTCCGGCGCCTATCTGCCGACCCTCAAAAAAGATACCAACAAATTTACCGTAATGTTCCATTATGTCTGGAGCTCCTGTTTACGCCAGGGTAGTAGTAAGCACCCCGGTCCCGACGTAGTTAAAGGTCACAGAGACCAATCCGTCGTAGGGAACACTCACGTTTACCGCCGTGATATAAACGGTTCCGGTGTAGCATTTAGTCGCGTCAACGTAACCAAACAGCGTTACGGTAGTCCCGCCAGTCAGCGCGTCTTGCAACGCTTTTTGCTGATTGGTAGTGGTCATGTACCAGTTGCCGCTGAAACTACCATCCCATTCATACGGGCCGCAGAGTAACTTATCTCTGGTAGTACCATACTTAGGGACGTCCACCGGCGTCCTGCTGATATTGATCTCAAAGTTCGAGATTTCGGCGACGTCAAGGGTCCCGACTGCCACACTTCCATTTTCTCCACAAATTGCACTCGTGCTCATAATTACCTCCTGGTATTATGCAAGGGGAAAGTTATCCTTCCCCAACTAAAATTGAGTATTGCACAATAATCCTCTTCACACCTTCCTCCCATGAATAGTCCCCCGAGGCAAAATCGAATCGGCAACACACCGAATTGAATCCTGCTATTGTCAACACCGCGCTGTTACTTTCCATCGCGGTGGTTAATGCTTTCTTTATTCTCGACGCCTTATGGGACGCCGACTCTCCGATTATTTTTTTGCCATAGATATCAAACTGAAATTTTAAAGGCCAATACTTATTTGAGAAGGTATTCTGACTTGCTTCGCTTACCTTGAAAAATCTTACATAATCAAGCACAGCCCCCTCCGGTATCTCATCCCGGTATATGGCGGTCAGTAAAACCATCAGGGCGACCCCCTCCGTCCCCGTGGTCAGCTTCGAGTAGATCCCCGTTGCCACTGCATTGTCATCTAATACTGTCATTTCTTTAACTCCAAAAATACTCTTCTGACATTTGAGGCATTTCTGTCTATTGCCGGGCGGATGAATGGCCTGGGTTTAATTGTTACGCTCTTCTTCAAAATAAACAGCGGTACTGGTTTCGCCCTGCCTTTAGGTGAGGCAAATATAATATTATTATGTATGTATGTATCTTTAAACTCCCTGGCCGATCCCCGTCCCACACTGAGACCTGTCATTGCACCACCACCCCATTCCTTTGGGAACGGTATTGTTAACCACTTTCTTTTTTTCGGGGTAATCGTATCCCCGAACTCGTGTAACGGACCATATACCAGGTTAGTCCCGACTACCCCCCGAACCTCTGTAACTGTCCCCCCTGGATCCGGTATGCTTGTCGCCCCTCGCGCCTTTGCCTTTGCTCCCGGCGGTGATCCCGATCCCCCTCCCGTCCAGTTACTCGTGATACTTGCCCTTAGTGCCCCGGATCGCGTCCCTACCATCGAACTTTGATAATTGACCGTGTTCGGCGGGCCTGATATTGATATCTTGATATCAGCTTCAATCTTGCGGCAGCACAATTCCATCTTCTTTTTCATATCGAAGTGCAAAGCTCGTTTAAAATCTTCACCCTTCCATATTACTTTAACTTTAGACTGCGCCGGCATCTATCGCTCTCTTTCTCTCCCTCCATAGTTTTCCATCATGGTCCTTATGCACCATCGACGGATTGCCCTGCGTCTCTGTCGGCGGTGGATGTTCTATCCCCACCTCTTCGATGAAATGAAAATAACCTCCCCTCTTCGCCCGAGCCGTCAGCTCATTATCCCCGCCATAGTGCCTGTACCTCGGATAGAATATCTCGCCATTGCCGTAATCCAGATAATCCACCATCGCCCGGTTAAGTATTGCATGAGTCCCCAGCCGATCTCCCCAGTAAGGATTGTTCATCGCCATAACAACGGGGTTGCCCGGCCCCTCAGCCACCCGTAGCGCGTCTATCGCCTTCCTTAGCGGTCTTTCCCCCTTTAAGAAACTATCATCGCTCCACGGTAGGAAATATTTATGCCCGGCGGCATAAGCCAGCTTTGCCATATCATTGATTGCCTCTATATATTCCGAGTGTTCGATATGAAATATCTGACCGGCAAAGCTCTGATTGAATATCTGCTGATCAAAATCCTTATACCCTTCCCAGTCTCCGTCAAATACCAGATAAACCATTACCGGTCTATATGCTACCCGCCACTTCAAGTCAGCCAGGCATTGTTTCAATATCTCTGGTCGATGTCGGGTCGGTATCAGTATTGCCAGCGTGTTATTCATTATTGGTAGCCTCCGCCATAAGCCAGTTCCGTTCCCGCCGGTTGAATACGACATTGTCATTAACCCGGATATGAGTATCACGGATTTGACTGATCTCTTCCGGCTTTCTCCGGGGTCCCTTCCCCTTCGCGTAAATCTCCATAATCTTCGCCCGGTCAATCAATTCTTTGTCCCAGTTGTACCGGATATAATTCGGGGGGACGCAGGTATTCTCCGGCAGGTCCATTACCCGAATGAATTTTTTGTTAAACATTATTATCTCCCCTCTCAGCTCAAGCAAACCCGCTCCGCGCCCGAACTTATCATCAAACAAGTCCACCGCCTTAGCCAGCCAACCTTTCTCCCACGGATCAGCATCCGGCATCCAGGTCAAATATAAATCAGCCTTGCTATCCAGCCCCTCATACAATTTATTTATTGCCCCTACCCTCTCGACGATCCGATCGCTAGTAATTCCTGCCACGCTCATCTTATATTCCGATGAGTCAAGATTCCTGAATCCCACCGGGTCCGCGTCATAAAACACGAACACCCCCACCTCTGGATATACTGTTTTTTTATCCAGCTGCTTCAGGGTATCCGGCAGGGTCATGACAAACTTTTTCATTGTCGGCAATAATATCGCCACCTTTTTCATTTACCTCTTCTCCTTTTTTCGGTTAGACCATAATTATTTTATGGCCTTTTTGAAAGTATCTATAGCACTCTTTAAATAAATCTTCAATCCTTTTTCATTCCACGGCCCCGCCAGTCTCCATTCTCCTTTCTTTAAATCCTTCGGCATCCGTTTCGCGATATGATCTCTTGAGCAAATATTAGTCCCGTGGTAAATCCTGATATATAATCCCGGCCAGTTATCTTTAGTACATACCTCCCCGGCGTATTCTCCGTAAAACGCGCCATCCGTACCGCCCAGCTCTTCATTTTCCTCGAAGTATCTATGCCCCTCATTTTTATAGAGTATTAATCCCTCCCCCTTACAAGAGAATATATATGCTTGATCAGTATCTATAAAATAATGTATCCGATATTTTAAAGACGTTGCTACCGCTCCGATCGTTTCGACCGCGTTCATCTGCGCCCGGATCCTGCCGGGGTGGTGGATATCATCATCATCCCACCGGATAATATAATCCCCGTCCGCCAGCCGATCCCCGATATTTCGCATCCAGCCATTGTTCCGGCCCCTCTCCACCAGAACCTCCCTTACTATCGGGTTAGACTGTTTCATTAAAAAGGCATCGCCTTCGTTCACAATTACCAGTTCCTTGTTCTCCCATTCCTGGCGCAAGAAACACTCAATCGCATGTAAGGCCATCTTCTCCCGGCCTTTTGTCGTTGGCATTACTGCCGTTACTAGCCGTTTGCCTGACTGTTTCTCTGTTGCCTTTCTCCATTTTCCCGGCCATTGCTTTATTAGCCTTACCCCCACTCGCCACTCTACCGTCCAAATCAGCTGCCCTTCCCTGGTATCGATACCTTGCCCCCGGTAACTATCCATCTCCGCTGACGGCTTGAACTCTATTCTAATTTTTTCAGGCAATTCCAAGTTCTCTCCTCCGTGATATCTCTTCATCCCACTGAATATTTGAGTAGATATCTTTTAGTTTATTTCTTTCTCCGCTTCGGAGATAAGATAGATGTTGAATAATACAATCCTTTATCGTACCCCCGGACTCCACTACTCCGTTATTATCAACAAGATAATTATGCACCATCTCATAATGCAAACCGATCGTATTGCGTACCAACCTAAGTCCAATACTATACGCTCTCGGGTTCATCCGGTTGCCAATGATTATGATATTGTATGCCCGGCCCCATAACGGATATTCCGGCCAACCTGCCAGTCGCTCATCAGCGTCAAGAATCAAATACCAATCTTCCGGATCCTCTGCCAATAAATATACGTTCCTTTTTTCTACTTGATTAATCCAAACTCTCTTCGGTATTATGACTTCGGCCCCCCATCTTCTGGCCTCCTCAATCGTTCCATCCGTGCTCTTGAAATCATTATTGATTAGCGGGAATCCCGTCCATGCCCCATCCACTACAATTATCCTATCCGCCCATCCTCTCACGCTTTTAATCGCGCCGCTTATAAAATCGATCTCGTTATAAGCTGATATTACTGCTAATCTTTTCAAGTGATTTTCCTTCGGCAACCGATCTCTAAATGATCGTTAAGGTTCCCCGGATTATCTATATCCATAATCTCGTACCTATCCGATCCCACCACTGCCTCCATCTTCGTCGTTATTCCGGCGGTAGTTGCATTATATTTCAAGTATGCGATAAACTCTGCCGCCTCCCCCGGAGCGCCTACTATCAATCTCTCGTACCGGCTCAGCGTTGACCATACCCCCCGGATCGTATCATATAATACCGGAGCCGCTTCGATCTGGCCGCCCGCTCCGTCCGAAGATGTCGCCACGGTTTGAAAGGTGATACTTGTCTTTTTGCCCGGCACTCCCATTATAAAGATTGCCTCCGCATCATCGCAATTACACCCTGTACGAATTTCGGCACCTGGTCATCTTTTAATACCCTCGAAACATCTCCTGCCTTAAAGCTCTTAAAGTTCTCCATATTCTGATCGACCATCTCATAAAATACCTTCGTCATTTTTAAGATAGCCAGCTTCAGGTATCCCGGCACCGTTGTAGTCGTGTACCCCGCTTTATAAGTGACCGAGATATTATTTGTCCCCATACAAAATACTCCGTCCCTCAGCTTTATGCTCCCCTCTCCGTCAATCTCAAACTTCTCCTCCGATGGGGAATCCGGCATATCAAACTCACACTTATTATTATTAGCATTACCCCCCAGCCGGTCAAACATCTCCGTTGCCAGGATGTCATCGTTAGCCGAATCACTCACCCCCGCCGTCCATCCGTGTCCCTCTGCTATCACCAGAGCCGCCAGCGTTGCTAGTGTCTCGGCCCCGATCGCAATAGTCGCGCTATGGGGATCTGCGCCGCCCGAAGAGGTTAGAACCAGATTGCTTCCGGTAATCGACGCACTGGCTAGGGTTAAATCAGTATTGCCATTCTTAACCCACAACCCGTCCCGAACTCCCATGCTTAACCTGGTCACCGCTGTTACTGGGTAATTACGAAGCTCCAGCCAGCTATCTCCCGTGCCGTCATATCGCTCTAAAGTATAATCCGTTTCGCCTAACGCCCTATTGACCTGTTGGTCGAACCAATCTTCCGTCGGGTCCTGAATCAACAGCATAAAAGCATCATCTGTTTCACACTCAAGATACGACGCCATCTCTGCTACCGTTATTAAACTCATTCGAAATCCTCCTCAACTTGTATCTGTATCCCATTGATATAAACCTCGTTCGTCTTATCCGTCCCGTAATGGATGAATAAATGATACTCGCTGCCCGTGGTCCAGCTGCTTCCGTCTACCGGGGCGTATACCCGGCTGCCGCTAATTACCGCACTAGTCTCCGCCACATAGCTTGTCCCGTCGCTCATCTCGATCCAGCTTGTAGCGGTGTCTATTGTAAACGATCCGCCTTCTCTCTCTTCTACCTGTATCCAGACGTTCTTCTCCTCTCCCGGTGAGAATATCAACGCCTCCCCGAATGCTAAACCTACCAGAACGCCCCCCACGGCTCCGAGGATTATCCCCATAATTAAAGCGCATAACATAACTTGATCTTTCATATCTAATCTCCTAGTCGGCAATTATAAGAGTGCCCTTGAATTGGAATGGTAAAACAATAATACTATACATTTGATCCTCCGGCGTCGGCGATGGAGTCGGAGCGACCGAAGGTGACGGGACCGGGGTGATTGTAGGTGTCGGCGTATGATATCCCACCGGCGTCGGGGTGGGTGTCAAGTACCCCACCGGCGTCGGGGTTACAGTCGGAGTTATTGCATTATACAGAAAATCATCCAATGCCAGTTCCCCGGTAGTTTTGTGATAGGTAAATCTTAACGACAGGACATCATCCATTATCTCGATCCCGCTTGTGCTTGTCTCCACCTGCGGCAATGGCTTAACCTCTTGAATATTTGACCAATAATAATACGGGTCGAAATATACTCTCCCATCGATACTCAAATAGCTATCCGATCCTGTGCCGCTCCCTCTCATCCAATAACCCAGCTCTCTGTCTACTCCCACCAGGGCCTCCGAAGTAAAGTAATCCCCATCATCCGCCAGCTGTAATCCTGGCCGGTTCAGGCCGTAATAATATGGAGATAGATATATATCCGAATTGCCTATCCCGCTGAACGTCCAGCCGCTTTTTCTTGTGCCAAACTCGAAGTTGTCGAATCCGTTGTAAATATCTGCTACCGGAGTCGGTGTCGGTGTGATCAGGCACCCGACCAGGACGTCGTCGAAGGCCGCCGCCCCCGCGCTCCGGGTATAGCTGAAGCGGAGCCGGTCGGCGCTCGGTAACAGATCCAGGTCCCCTATCATAGTCCCGGCAGCGGAAAGGCCGTAGAGATCGGTGACCTCGCTCCAGCCGCTGCCGTAGTACTCTTCGACCAACAGATGGCTGGAGGCGTCGGTCCCCTGTCCCTTGATCCAGAACTGGAGCCAGGAGCCCTGGCTGAAAAGATTGGTCTCGATAATGTCGCCGGTCGCGTCCAGCCTGATCGAGGGGGAGAGATGCCCGAAGTTACCTGCTGTCGTATAGGTGTCGGCGTTCTGATCGCAGTTGATAAATGTCCAGCCGGCGGGCCGGGTCCCGGTCTCGAATCCGTCAAAGCCCTCATCCAGTCGGGTGCAGATCTCCGGCGTTGGGGTGGGCGTGATTATCCTGGGCGTCGGGGTTTTCTCCGGGGTAGCCGAGGGCTCCGCGGTAGGCGCCGGAGTCGGGGTCTGTGCAGGACACTCGCAGGAGTAGGCAAATATAAGGGATAATGCTGTGAAAAGAATCAGAACCATACCGATAGTTATGGGGGGGGCTTTACTTTTTGTCATATTGCTTATCCCTTATACTTTGTGCTATTCGATAGGCATATTTAAGCATTAAAGCGTTATCTATAATGCCGAAGAATCTCTTTCGACATGTTTTGCAGATTTGGTAGATAGCAAATTCGAGGCAAACGACCCGGGTAGATATAGTGGATCTATTTTTATCGGTCAGAGGCACCTGGCAGTAATCACATACCCAGTCGCTCGTAGGTCCGGTATTGTGCGTTTTATGCACGTTCCTATAGTCTGGTATTGTCATTGGATATGATCTGCCATTGCGAGTATCTTGGTCTTTAATGCTATAAATACCGCTATCATCCCGCCTAACAGCCCCATTGTGCCTACTATGATCTTATCTACTACTGGGCGGTAGTTACGTCCGGGGCAGTTGTTGTGGGAGCGGATAGAGGCATCCAGCTTGTCTATGATCTGGCAGTGAACATCCTCACCGAGCTTGTTCTGGTCGTATATCTCGGTAAGCATTCGGTGAGTCCACCGGCGAGATGTATCCGGGTCGGTGTTTGCGAAGTCGTCTTCTGAGATAATTTTTACGCCGTTAGCCATATTATTCCCAAGTAAAAAAAGGAGAGGATTATCTCCCCCCCTTAATTTTCGCTTTCCCGGCCTGAACCTTGATCGCCTCCGGCCGGTCCTTGTTTTTCTTCTCATCGGATTTAGACTGAGTGAATGCCATTTTATTACTATAACCCTTTTTCATTATTCTCCTCCGGTTTGGCAGGAGGGGAGGGGGATAGAGGAGAGGGGGTTACCCCCCTTTATTCCCACTCCTGCCATTAGATTAGTTTTAGCTTTAGATCGCTCATGACCCGGTAGAGCTTCTTATAAGCACCTTCAAGTTCAATCATAATGTACTGGCCTTCATACTCCCCTCGCAACTTCTCGGCCAGTGCCGGGATGCTCTCCGCCGTCATCTCTACCGGGGGAGCTATACTTCTCCGACAATAATTTACTTTGTGAACTAATACTTTCATTTAATTTATGGAGACGGGGTCGGGGTCGGCGGGGCTGCGGTCGCTGTCGGTGCGGCGGTCGGGGTGGGAGAAGGAGTTGGACTCGGAGTTGTATAATTTACAATCAAACCCCCCTCAATCACGAACGTCCCGGCGGACCCATTGGCAACGTTCTCGGTCAACCCTGTATTGCCGGACGCGCTCACCTGACCACTCTGGGCCATAAAGGTCGCCCCGATAAGGGACACCCGGCCGTTCACGCTGTCATAACTAAATGTAGCATCCGGAGCTGTCCTGGTTCCATCCCCCCATCCTATCTGCCCCTGGTCCCGGATCCTTAACTCTGGATTCGCAATCCAAATATACTGACCATCCGGATAACCAGTAAAATTGCCATCAGCCGCCATGATAGCCGGAACGATCCAGGTTGCCAGCAATACAGCCAGCATTATTTTAAGTAAACTTTTCATAACAATATCCTCCTATCATGGTGATAGAAAAAACCCAGACACCGGTCCCCCGCTCAATGCAAGGGACCGGGACTGGGTCTGTTGTTAGGGCATTTCAAAACGAGCGAAAGCCGAAGGGATAGTCAGCGCACCACTTCTCCGAGCCTCGGCCCTGAGTGCAGTGAGGTTATTCTCCCAACATGATACCAGGCTCCCGTCAAGGGTCACGGTTACATCGCCGCTGACCTTAATCTGGAGACCGGGCCTCACGCCGATCCGGAGATACTTCAGGTTCCCGAATAGTACCGGGACAACGCCGGTTCCGTATCCAGTCTTGACCGGCATCTTCTCAACCAGCTCAACCGGGAATCCCAGGATGGTCCCGAATGCTACTCCGGTAGGATCCGCCTGAAAGATCGGCCGGCCAACACCATCAACGATACTCAGGCAATCCCCGAGAACTGTCCGGTGCATAAACCAACGGGCTCCAGCTGCGGCCTGGCTAACGATAGAACAACTGGCCTCAACGAACTTGGCATAGGTCAGGCCGTCCGCATCCGCACTCGCCAGGTCAACCTCATTGACCAATACATTATACGGGATGGACACATACGGGGACGCAACATCGCGTCCGAGGAACTGATAATCCAGGTCCTGCCCGAATGCCTCACCGCACTTGGTATCGAGATACGATACGATGTCAACCAAGCTCCCCTGTATCTCTTCATCGGAGATAACAATCTGGAGAGCAGGCTTTTTCAGGTCAAGATCGACCTTGGTCAATGTCGGCTTGGTAACCGTCTTTGCCACGGCTTCATCGGTATAAGTCACTGTGAGCGCCGAGGTATCGGTCACAACTCTAACACCATCTGATGTCTGGGTCCGGAAGTCCGCCAGCCGTGCAACCACTGACTGCTCTTCCATAATCCTGACGATCTCCGCCATGGTCTCGCGCGGGGCATTGATATAGCCGCCCTGGCCATCGGCGCCGGTGTACATGATGTCATCGGTGAGTGCCTTAATCTCTCCGCCATCTGCGGCTTTCAGGCCGAGCAGCTTGGTGTAATACATTCCACCCTTGAGAACGTCTGAGGGGTCCCGATGCGGGAATTTTGCCTTGACTTCGTTACTGAAAGCAACAGTCTTGTCCGGGCCTTTGAGGTCCTTCACGGCATTCTTAAAAATGTCCGCAAGGTCTTTTTTGGTAAGTTTGCGCGTCATGCGTAACCTCCTATGGTTTTAAAGACATTAAACGATTGTTCCCGTCTAATATCTCTGCCCCTTTCGGAACTGATATCTCCAACGGAGGTTGGGTTAAACTAAGTTACCCGGCCCGCTTCTTTCTGGTAAATCTCAAGCATGAACTTCTGGCCTTCATCTGTTTCGGTCAGCCATGCCATTGCTTCTTCTTCGTCAGCGAACTCGGGGTCACTTGATCCTAATGTACCACTCTGGTTTTTCTTGTCAACATTCTTTTTATTTTTATCTTTAGCAACCAGCGCGGTCTTCTCCAGCATCTTGATCAACTGAACTTCCAGGGTATCTTTGAATGCTTTCTCCATCACCCCACTGAACAGCTTCTCGGATAATAGTTCTGATAAAAGGTTTTTTAAATCCTTCCTGGCAACAGGCTTTCCGGCATCCGTTACGATCTCGAAGATCTCTTCGCCTTCGGCGTCGAACTCCGGTTCTTCATCGCCATCCCCATCATCGTCGCCACTTCCTCCGCCGCTATCCGATCCATTTCCAGCGTTATCATCACCGGAATCCCCGCCAGTTCCACCGCCCTCTCCGCCTGATCCAGCTTCCCCATCGCCCCCGTCAGTATCTTGTGTCTCACCCCCTGCCTGGCTATCGCCAGCACCCTCTTCTCCGCCTTTATCATCCTCTCCTCCTTCATCGCCTTCGCCTCCGTCTCCGCTATCCCCGCCAGCTTCATCACCATCTCCGTCACCTTCGCCAGAACCGTCGTTATCATCCCCTTCGCCGTCGGTATTGTCTTTGCCTTCGTCATCACCCTCTCCTTTGTCGCCTTCATCATCCTTATCGCCCTCTCCCGGCCCTTTATCATCCCCATCCTTATCATCTCCCTCTACTGGAGGGATAGCCCCGGAGGCGGCTCCTAAGCTGCCCTTATTCTTGGCTGTGCCCTCACCATCCTTACCCGGTCCCGGACGTTCAAGCCGTCTCATCTCTCCGCCACATTCCGGGCACGAAATTTCACTACAGTGGCTATCGCTCGATAATGTATAGCCGCAGATGATACACTCGCAATTATATTTACCTGCCTTCATTGCATCGCCCAGGGTGCCCTTGCGAGTCAATACCATTGTCCGGACGTATAAATCATGGAGTGCTTCATTAGTCGGCATCCCGTCATCACCCTTGATCGCTTCGTCTCCCACGATCTCCTCGATGTATTTATGAGCGGCGTACCATTCCCCCGCGCTTTTCTCATCGAACCGCTCCGGGTCGAATAGCAATCCCCTAACCACTACATCGCCATCGGTCCCCACCCCATATACCAACTCGATCCCGGCTTCAAGTACCAGGGTCTTATCGGTATCTTTAACCGCTTTGGATTTCTCCAGGTATAGCTTCTCTTTCACTTTCTCCTCTCCCTTGTTTATGCCGATCTGCTTTTTATTGATCCCCATATCCTCGACCATCTTCAGGTCATGGATCTCTCCGCTCTTTACCATTGCCATTAAAGCATCTGGGTTCGACGGGACCGGGACGATTGAATATTCCAGCAGTAACCATTTTGTATATATCCTTCGTAATGCCGTAAGGGGATTATCCCCATCTTTCAATTCTATATCTTCGTATTCGAGCGGGACAAATCCAACTGAAAAGGCTCGTAAGTGTCCAGTCTTCATCATGTGTTTTACGGTATCCGGGAACCAGTCACCCCGGTATTGTTCCGGTGCTGGGGCGAAAATCGTCTTCGCTATTATCCCTATAGTTTTTTTAATCTTCAGCCACATATTAGTCCCGACTGGCAGCTCGCCATAGCCATGCGCCCAGCATACCGTCCGATTCTTATTGTAGTCGGAGAGGTCCGCGCCCTTCGGGTCAAGGATCTCATTGTCCCGATCCATTGTTGCCGTAGAGATTACTCCAATAATCGCGTCATCGGCCTCGTCATAGCTCACATCCTTCGCCACGAAGAACTTTCTCACGAACTCCGCATCCTTACCCAGTCCCAGTTCTTTTGCCTTGCCCGGATATACGTCAGCCAGCTTAACTCTCTGCGTCATTAAATCTTTTATTTTCTTCATGGTTTGCCTCCTCGGCATTTTAATTTATGAGTCTGAATAGTGGGGCGTCATTCTTCTTTGCTTCATCGACTGTGTAGGTTATTGGTATTAGTGTGCAGACACAGTTGCAGTGAATTGGCGGAGCGGGAGTATCACTATAATCCAGGGTCATTTCGCCCCCGTCTTTGCCCGTTACTACATCGCCCTCATCAAAGAAGTTAGCATTGATATCCGCTACCTGCCCTTCCATCGGTTCACAAAACTCGCAGGGTGACGGGCCGTTGATCCACTGCTTGCCCTTCACGACATCGCTCTGCTTCCATCCTTCTAATGCTCCCCAGTTCGACGCCCGCAATGTCTCTGTTCGGGCTATCCGATTGGCCTTATATGATTCGCTTGGTACAAGCCTGAACTCTCCCTCCGGGGTTTCTTGCAACAGTCCGAAGCTTCTGCCAACACGAACCTTCAAATCGTTCAGGCTCTCCCCGGCCTCCATGCCAGTCGCCAGGCTATCCTGTAGCTGCTTGATATCAGTATCAATCGGATACACCGAGAATCCACGTCTTATTTTTCTTATCTGAGCTTGCGCCTCCGGGTTATCAATGTCGAATATCGCTATGGGATTGACTTCATCCGAAGGTAAACTATCCGCACCGAGCGCCTTATTTTCTCTCTCCACTCCCTTCCCGGTTGCCTCTTCGGTTAGTAACTTTTGTTCGACCCTATATATCCCCTCCCGGCCCGCTTCCTCATATAGTTTTACCAGCGGTTCGCTCTCATCATACATCCATGTTTTAAGAGCC